TAAGTTAGTTAAGTTAGTTAATATTTGTGGAAGGACGGACGCACGCACGCGAACGAACACACACGGGAGAAGGATAAAAGGAGGGACAGGGATAGAGTAGAGGTAGACGGATAGAGTAGAGCGATAGAGTAGACTAAAGTAGAGCACAAAAAAGGCGACCGAAGTCGCCTTTTGGAACCAGTCAGTAAGTCTAGCTTACTGTTACCAATCCTTCGTCGATGAGTCTGTTTCTGTAGTGATTCCAGATATCCATCGGTGTTTGAACTGTTACCAATCCAACTTTTTCGAGAGCAGAATCAGTCGAGCCGTCAGTTCCGACTAACTCACCAACTGTAAGACTGTAGTCTTTCGCAGTTAGTAAAGCTTCGATAATTTTCCCCGCTTGGGCAGGAAATTTACCCTTAGGCGTCGCTACTAATGTAACAATCGCGTTTAAGTTAGCAGTCCCTTTTTGGTTAGCTGCTTTAAAGTTTTTATCTATTGTCATAATATTCTCCTTTCTAATAGTGGGAACTACCCCGTTAATATAGGTATATTATATGGCAGATTGGTACCAAAGTAAAGGAGTAAAAAGAACGGAAGAAAGTCGGTCTATCGCTCCGTCGGTCAGTGGTTCTTGGTGAAGTCGCCTTCGATTATGTTATCAGTCTTTTTTGCAATCAATTCTTTGAGTCGAGTGAGTATATCGTCCTTGGTCATTAAATCAATTTTTGCAGTCAATATCTCTCTCCTATCGATGTAGAGTCCGCCAGCTTTGCCTCGATGGACCTCTGCAGTGATAGCAGCGGATATCTGTCCTTGGTCCTTGGCTTCTTCTCGCAGGTCGTGTAGAGTGGAGAGGTGGTTCTCTAAAGAAACTGCTTCCTTCTCCGAGGCTTGTATTTCCAAGTCAATGAGGTAGTTTCGTACAACTGGGTTATGATTCAGTAATACGCTGCCTTGTGTTTTAGCACCCTTCCTATCTTTTGTATAGCCTGCTTTTATAGCGGCTTCCGTTGCAGTTTGTCCTTTGATATACTCTTTACAAAATAGTTTTTGTTTAGAGTTGAGTGGCTGCCACGTCTTACCATTATGGTCTACGAAAGCTTTGCCGTCTTCGGTGGGAACTAAATGAGTATAAGTTAGCTTTTTCATTGTAATACCTCGCTTCAGCAAATGATATTACAAATATATTAAAAAAGATAATTTTCAAATTACTTTTCTCGTGCCCTCTAGTAATCTTACCATAGTTTCTAATAACTAATAGAAAATCTATTAGTTTTGTAGATTCAAAGAACAGAGTAGCAAAGAGAGTTGTAGACTGATTCTATTAGTATATTAGAGATATTAGTAGTTTTGTAGATTTCTTTCAATAAAATTTTTTATTTTTAAAAACACTAATACGATAGGTCTAATAATAAAAAACCCCCGAGCCGCGGACAACGGCACGAGGGCATTTAGTAGATAGTCTTACTTTCTATAATCTATCGTTAACGGTCTTCTCGTTATACTCTGACAATTGAATGTTACAGCATCGTGAATATATTCGTTCGATATAGTATAAATATAATCTCTATAAACAAACATTTCTACGTCGATGTCCCAAGTGCATTCATGATACGGGTTACTAATCCCGTCTTCAGTAAGTTCTACTCTGTCAACCGTTAAACATTTTGTTTGTACAGTTTCACTCACCTCAGACAGGTCGAAAGTGTGTCCACGTGCCTCGTTATATCCATCGTCATCGCTGAAGTTACATATTTCCGTACGCATCGGACAGCCCGTCTTTTCCCAACAGTCTTTGTTTGTATGTAAGCCTTCTAACCAATCATAATCGTCATTCAATGATTGAGCTTTTTCGTAAAGCTCGTCAAGAGTTTCTAATTTATTTTCTTTATCTTTCATAATTTCTCCTTTCTTAGTTAATCGTAAAAATAATTTTTTACCCCTATATTATACCTAAGATTTTTAAGAAACGCCAACGACTTTTAGATTACTACAGGCGTAAAAAACCCCCGCATAAAGCGAGGGCTTACACTTTAAGAGGCTCTACGCTTCTCAGTTTCTTCGACCCATTCAGCGTCGACTTCAACCATAGAATCAAACTTAGATTCACATTGATTAGCAGTTAAGACCGCAGGGCATTTTTCGAAATGATAGACCGCATGCATACCATCATTAACATTTAAACGCATAATAGTAGAGTTACCGACAATAAAGAAATCGCCGACTACAGGAATCCCACCATTCAGCTTATCGGCTAATTCTTTAGGGTAAGCTTTACTAAAAATCTTAGCGTCTAGCTTTTCGCTAGGGCTATTTATTCCTTCAAATTCTGGTATATCGTTCATAATTTTCTCCTTATATTTTTTATACTAATATTATAGCTACCAGCAAAGCGATTATAAAGCAGCTAACGAGCCGTCTCACATTCCGTTTTCGTCCGCAGACGCTGTAACTCCGAATAACTCATATCCAACAACTTCGTAGTTTTCGTTGTATTGGTTCACATACCAAAACTTTTCACCTGTTTTGGTATCGACTAGTAATGCGTCGTGGTTTAAACCTTCCCAATTAGCTACTAAATTGCTTTCGGTTTCTAAACCTGTTTCGTTCATAATGTCGAAAAGTTCACCATATAAATCAAGAATTTTACCTAACCTATCTGTCGTAGTAATGCCCACATACTCCTTGTATTGATTAGGGTTTCTTTCTTGCTCGTGATGATAACAAAGATATACTTTAAATAATTTATCGCTCATACTTCCTCCGCATTTTGGTTAATTCTAGTAATTGAAGCACTGAATCCATGTCCGTCTCCAATCTTCAATATATGGTAGAGATAATCTTTCGATTGTATAACTGTAGTACCTATAACGTCGGCTTCAGTGAAACCCCTGCGTTCTTCGTCAATCACAACTATATAACCGTCAACTAATCCGCCTGGTCCAATAGTATCTACTAAATCGTCAGCCATTACTCCTCCATCTTCTGATAGAGGTATCATACAGTGCCACTCGTCAACTCGATTCTTATCAAGCTGTTCGTTTATATTATTAAAAATTTCGTTCATATCTTTCTCCTTTCTATCGTAATAATAATTTACTACTTTACTATTATAGCTACGAGTTTTACCAAAGTAAAACAACCGCCGAAGTTAGCAAAAGCCAAGCCATTAGTAACCAAAGTCCGTCATCATTTCTCACCTTTTATTATCGGGTATGTAAGTAATACATATATCCCTGTGCCTCCACACATATAGCAATCTTCTTCCTCGCCACCTGTTTCGTAGAAATGGTCTAGGTCGAATCCTTCCCCACAACACTCGGGGCAGTCGTTATTTTTCGTAGTATGTTCCTGCTTTTCCATAAAATCCCATTTTCTCTAATTGTAGAGCTAAATCGTCTAAACAATGTTTATTACCACTTTTTCCTAATGCTACAGTTAAAGGGTCGTCCCAACAATCGTAGGTAGCCATTAACATATTGCGAGTAGTCTCATCGGGTATAGCTTTGACATAAGCTATAATTTTCTTTTGCCCTGCTACCCATGTTTTTTCACTTCTAGTTCGATACTCGAATTCTATTAATTTAAATTCTTTATCTAATAATGAAGGTTTGTAATTACCTTTACCTAATATATGTATATCTAAACTCATTTTACCTCCTCAATTATATAATCGTCAAGTGTTTCAGGTTCAAATAAAGGGTCTTCTATAAGACTGTTATTATTTTTTATCCAAGCATCTAAATCATCTGTAGTTCCTTGATATACTTTCTCATATCCAGGTTTATATATACCCCATTTTCTATAATCAAAATAAATTTTATATTTTTTATTTGGTTCACTCATTTTTTCTCCTTTTTATAAAGTTCGTCAAAAGTTTGTACTTCTCTTCTACCGCAAATCTCACATTCGAGCACATTTTGTAATACTCCATCTGCAGTTATTTTATGGCTGTTTCTTATATCACATGGTCCAATACTAATTCTTCTACCTTTACAATCTTCACTCATAATTTACTCCTATCTATAAATTTATATCTACTTTCTATATTTGGAAACTTCAGAAAAGTCTTAATAAGGTCGTCTTGAGTAGAGTCGCTAAATTCTACAAAATCGTCTAAAAAATCTTTATCAGGCTCGATATTATTAGCCCTCAAATTAGCTAAAGTTTCCTCTCGCGTTCTACTCATTATTGTTTTCTCTTTGTGCTTTCATCCAAGCACTAGCAATATCTACAGCTTCGTGTCTCTTTAGTTTTGGAAATACTTTTCGTAACTCTGCAGGTGCTCCGTACATATTCACACCACCCATTTCTTGCATAGTATCTAACATTTCAAAGTATGGTTTATATTTATTTTCTTCAGTTTGCATAACTACCTCCCAATAGTTTTAGTGTCGTTAATAGTAATATACTGATATGCACCTTTGTTATAAGCGGGTGCAATCTGTTTTTTACGCTGTTCAGCTAGTCGCTGTGCAGCTTCCTCGCCACACGATGTACAGGTCGAATAACCTAGTTTAGCTCGTGCAGTCGGTATTTTGTCTCGGCATAATGAACATATCATATCTTTCTCCTTTCTTTTATTACGCTATAAATAGTATAGCTACGAGTAAAGCCAAAGTAAAGCACTACCACCATACGTGCATTACCGCACCACGTTTACCAGCAACGCCGAGTAAAGTCGCTAGGTCTTTAACTTCGCCGAGTGTATATTCAGCCCTATCCTTTATTTGATAAACTATAGTGTCGTCATCAATATCTAAAGGACAGTTTGTATCATTAGGGTCGCTACCAAACACACCATATTCTTCTCTAACAGTATGTAAAAATTCTTCTAATACTTTAGCCTGTGCTTTTAGCTCATCGTTTGTAACATACGGCGGGTCATCGTCTGATGATTTATGCCATATACCTCCTCGATGTTGCATAAGGTTATCAACTAAAGGCTCGTATGCTTTACCTCTAAATGAGCCATCGCTACCACTTCCGCTGAACATACCTCCGCAAAGGTTGATATCTTTTAGGCGTTCATCATCTTTATGAGTAAACGCTTTATCTTGGTCGTTACCATGTACTATATAACAATCTAATCCCATTATAATCTCCAAAACTCTATAGCAAATGCTATGGCTATTATAACCATGGCACTCAAAAACATTACTGCTTCCATAATTACTCCTTAATATAACAATCGTTTAATAGTAGTTTCTTGACCTTCGTCTTTCACTATATATCTATACAAACGATGTAGGGTTTGTTCTTCTTCTTCAAGACTATCACGTTGTATTATAGCGTTTTGCTCGCTACTATGTGATGAATGAAGTTGCCAAACATCTTTATTAGTTTCGTCAGTTCTTTGTCTTAATACTTTGTAGCGTAAGACTCTTTCCTCATGGTAATGGTTACCTTTTTCGTCGACATACAATCCGTCGTCTACTCTAGTAAATTTACCTTCTGGTTGAAATGTAATTTTCATAGCTTTCTCCTTTCTTAAAATTAACTATAAATAGTTTACTTACCAGCAAACCGAATGTAAAGCAAGGCGGAGAGTGAGCTATGAACAGGGCAAATAATAACCCCTTTGGAGACCCACTCTCCTATGTCGGTGGTCGTGCAGTTGGCTCCTCAGGGACTGCTTGTTGTATACTACCATTCCAGACCACCTATCTTATATACCATCTAGTCTCGCCACGCATCGTATTTTAACTAGTATCTTAGCCTACCCTTATTTGTGGAGCTTATCCCACTGCTTTGTAGGTAGCATATAATGTTCAGAAGGTAAAGTCAAAACTAATTAAATCACCTCTTTCGTTAATATTGAACCGCTCTATAGGTCGAGTGTAATTGCTGTAACAATTACCTTTTACTCTTCACAATCGCAGTATCAATAAAGTTTTCAAACCCAACGATACACTCCTTACAGTGACGGGAAGCCTAACTGTCCCATTATGTATTGTCTATCTAGTTTCGACTTTACCAAAATCAATCTTTCTTAAATAATCCGTCCTCCAATTTTCCTGTGCGGTCTTTTATTTCATCCCACACATGTTCTAAACACTCTTCTAAAGTCATATTATGTTGTGCTGCTAATACAATCAACACCACTACACAATCACCAATACCATCCATAACTCCTTGTGAATCTTTATAGGCTATAGCTTTGACAGTTTCACCTACTTCTTCCATAAGTTTCATCGTTTGTGCTTGAATATCGTGATACTTATAAGCATAACCATTATACTCTGGTGAGTCTATAAGTAAGCCACGTTCTTCAGCCCACCTCTCTATTTGTATTATTTTATCTTCTCTCATAGTTTTCCTCTAAATATATATCTAAGTGCATCAAGTTTCTTTTTGCTCAGATGTCGTAAGTTTTTCGGAACCTCTTGCTTTTTCGGGGTACATTTCTTTTGCCCACTTGTCGATTTGTTCGATTGCTGCTCCATAAAATACTCCTGTTTCATGTTCTCTAGCAAGCCGTGCCATTACATGCTGTGCTTGCCAGTTTGCTAAATTAGGGTGTAGTTTTTTAATATCATCTATTGTTATTTTAACACCCAACTCTAAATCTGATAAAGCTGTATATTTATTAATCACTACTTTCATCTTTTTGCCTATCTAATCTAGTATCGATGTTCGCTAACATCATAATACTATTTTGCGTATGAGCGTGATGTAAAGCTTGGATAATATTTGTCCAAGCATGTTGGACTTTATCTTTAGCATTTTCGTCATCACTTATATCACAATAAAAATTAATTATCTTTTTAATTGTATTTACATCTTTACTTTGAACTAACATATTAATACCCCTTAGTCATGTGTTCGTAGCAGTTTTTACCATTTAACGATAAAGGTAAACCACATAAACATTTTTCTTCATTACCATAATAAACATCAAACCATATATCAAAAAAGTGGCTTACGTCAGCAACTTTGATTTTAGTATAAGGTTCGTATATCCTATGGTAATCCCATATTGCTGAAGATACGAACTTATATGCTCGTAATCTATCTTCATCAGACATATCTAAATAGTATGTTAACCTACTGATATGCCGTAATGTTTCGTCTAATATCTTTTGTAAATCCATATATTCTCCTTTCTATAAAAATTGAGAGTGTGTGCCGAGTGGGTCTTCCTCGGATTTGCATGCGTTTTTCCCCTACACACACCCTCGTCTAGTTGTGGGTATGAACGACTGTAAATCCTCACAACTAAAACTTAATAATAGTTTACTTAAGACTAACGCCAAAGTAAAGCACTAATAATATCCCGCGATTTCCATTCCAGGCTCGTCATAAAACGCTGTAATACTAACGCCATCACGTTCTTCTTTATATATCTCGCGTAGGTGAGCCACTGCCATTTCTGGCGGCGACCATGCTGTACTGAAACGATATTCTAAAGTTTCATTAACTTCGCATAACTCGTCGTCATACGTATTCCATTTAGTACCCCAATTCATGATATTCCAGTCATACCACCTATCGTCGTTTTGACCAGTGCTAGCAAATTTCCAAACTTCACCTATTGCTTCAGGAAAAGTATCGTCTTTTACAGGTAATTCACCAACATCACCGTATTTCTTATCAACCGAAACCCATGACTTTTCTTTACCTGTCAAAGGTGTTTTTGACCAATTAGGTGCTGGACAAATATTATTTAAATCGAAACAAGTTTTTTCAGACTGTAAAAATTCTTTAATTTCTTTAGCCTGTTTTTCCGACTTACAATGTATTTCTACTTTATTAAAACAATGGTTTGGCATAATATCCTCCTAATCTAATAAAACCATATATGCTTTGGGCTCGTATTGTCTAAACCAATCTAAACCTACACGCATACTATCGTAATCTTCAAATAGTTCACAACCTTTAATCATGTCGTAAACTGCGATTGCATCGGCGGGTATCGTTATACTTTCGCCACTATAAGGGTTTTTCACTTTTTGTGGGTCACCCTGATATTTTTCTATACCTTTCGGATAATTTTTTTCTCTATCTTTCATAACTTTCTCCTTTCTTAATTAGTTATATTAATACTTTACTTACCAACAAGCCGAAAGTAAAGCAACGTTATTTCATTTCTTTTTCAGTAAACATAGTATCGATAGTATCAATTACGCAGTTAATAAAATCAGCTTGGTCCCAACGTATTTCTGATTTTTCTAAAACTCCATCAGCCATGTTAGGTACTACAACATTGTTGAGCTTACGAGCGAGTGCTATAGCATTAGTTTCTATAACAGTGCCGTCATCTTTAGTTATTGTGATTTGCATTATTTACTCCCATTTAAATAATAAGTGATAAGGCGTTGTTCATATGAGCGTAGTTCTCAAACTGGATTTATACTTTAATAGCTATCCACTTTTCCGCTAACCTTATCGTGTGAGACTGTACTATTGAGGCAATACAGTCTCACGGTTTCCAAATTATACTTCAGATAGGAAGCCTTCGCTTACTAATCTATCTTTGTAAAATCTGAAAATTCTTAAAGGGTCTTGGCATGTAGACAAGAATCCTTTTTTAACAGCTAGTGCAACTAAGTCTTGAGCAGTAAACTTTTTAGGGTCTAGCTCAGTCTTTTTAGCTTCACTAATTGTTTGTAATAAAGCATACATTTGCGGTGTAAAGCCAGTTTGTTCAGGCATAGTGCCACTGAACGTGTAGCTTTTTCT